GTTCCGGCTCGTCATCTGGGGCGAGTCGGGCGAGCGGTTCGCCGAGAAGATGCACAAGGGCGACAAGGTCTACATCGAGGGCCGCACCGAGACCCGCAACTGGGAGGGTCAGGACGGCCAGAAGCGCCACACGACCGAGATCAACGTGCAGGTCTGGCAGGACCTGATGACCCGCACCCGCGATGACGACGACGAGGAGGAGGAGGAGCGGCCCAAGCGCCAGTCCGGCAGCCGCCAGCAGCGCGGCGCCCCGCCGAGCCGTCGCAAGCAGGAGCCGACCGAGCCCGCGGACGACCTGTCCGACCTCGACGAGCTCCCCTTCAACTGATGGCCCTGCTGGCCGAGCTGACGGAGGTCGAGGTCGAGATCTCGGCCGTCCGCCTCCGCCTGACCGACGCTGTCCTCCGAGTGGAGCGCGACAAGCTGCTGCGAGAGGAGCTCCTCGCGCTCCAGAACCGCGAGATCGGCCTGTACCGCGACTACTTCGCGCTGCTCGGGCACACCGGCCCCGGTGACTGGCAGATCACGGTCTCTCACCGCTCCGCGGACATCCGTCGACCTGACCGGACCGCGACGGCTCGTCGGGTGGCGTCGCTCGACGCGGCGGGCCTCGACCCCCACAGGTTCTGGTTCGCGCTCCACTACGAGCTGGGGCGCGCCGTCCGCGGGATCCTCGAGCTCGAAGGCGAGCCTGTCCCGCGCGACGAGCACTCCGACGCGATGTCCCTGATGCAGGACGACATGCACGAGCTGCTGCGTTTGCTGGCTCTGGGCGACTACGCCCGCCCGATCTCGCCGCACGAGGTCATGCAGCAGGAGATCCTGCCGCGCGTCCGCATTGTGGTCGGCATCATCCAGAAGCTAGGGCGCGCGATGCGGGCAGCAGAGCCGCCCCCGTGATCAGGATCGCCCCGGGCGTCGATCTGCCGGCAGAGCTCGTGACCGAGGTCACGGGCATCCTCGCGCGCCGGTCGGCCGGCAAGACGTACACCGCGAAGAAGATCGCCGAGCAGGTGATCAAGGCCCGGCTGCCGGTCGTGATCATTGACCCGCTGGGGGCGTTCTGGGGGCTCCGCAGCTCCGCTGACGGGATGCACGCGGGCCTGCGGGTCGTGATCTTCGGCGGGGCCCACGGGGACATCGCCCTGACGCCCGACATCGGCAAGACGATCGCCGAGGCCGTCGTCGAGAACCCGGGCGCCTACATCGTCGACCTCAGCCACTTCGACACGAAGGGCGAAGAGGTGACGTTCATGACGGCGTTCCTCGAGCGCCTGTATCGGTACAAGGCCAAGTTTCCGTCGGCCCTGCTGCTGATCATCGACGAGGCCGACACGTTCGCGCCCCAGAAGCCCCAGACGACCGAGATCAAGATGCTGGGCTCGATGGAGTCGATCGTCCGCCGGGGCCGCCTGCGGGGGCTCGGGGTGATCCTGATCAGCCAGCGCGCCGCGGTGATCAACAAGAACGTCCTGACCCAGATCGAGCTGCTCATCCTGCACCAGACGACGTCCCCGCAGGACCGCAAGGCGGTTCTGGAGTGGATCAGCGCGAAGAGCGCCGAGGACAAGCAGAAAGAGGTCATGGCCTCGATCGGCAGCCTTGCGCGCGGCGAGGCGTGGATCTGGTCCCCGGCGTGGCTCGACATCCTCGTTCGCGCCCAGATCGACCGTGCCGAGACGTTTGACAGCAGCAAGACCCCCGAGCCCGGCGAGGCGATCGTTCCGCCGGCTGCGTGGCTGACGCTCGACGTGAACGCCCTCGGTGCCAAGATCGTCGCCCTCGCCGAGCGCCAGCAGCAGGACGACCCGGGCGTTCTCCGGCGGCAGATCGCGGAGCTGGAGCGCAAGGCTCGGATCATGGCCGAGACGCTCTTGGCCGAGAAGCCGGAGCCCGTCACGGTCCGGGAGCCCGTGGCGATCATCGCCGCCGGCGACATGGAGAAGCTGGAGGCCGCGGTCGCCTACGTTCGCGCCGCCGCGCGCGAGATTGCCGAGGTCGGCGAGAGCATCGGTGTTCAGCTCGAAGAATGGGCGCCCGGGCGGACCGGCCCGAATACGGCGACGTTCGGGCGGTCGATGGAGACCGCCCCGACACCGTCGACCGCGATCGTTCATCAGTGGCCGGAGGAGCCAGTCACCCCGGCCGAGGAGGAGGCCTTTGTCGGATCGGGCGTCGGGAAGGCTGATCGCGCGTTCCTCGCCGCGCTGGCGCAATTCCCGGCGGGGATCAGCTTCAACCGGGCTGCGTTTCTGGCCGGCTACTCCCCGTCGGTCTCGACGACCCGCAACGCCCTCAGCCGTCTCCGGACTCGAGGTTTCGTTACGGGCATGGGTCGAGGCGATGATCTCCTTCGCCCCACACCGGCTGGCCTCGCCGCGCTGGGACCATTCGAGCCGGCTCCGACCGGAGGCGCGCTGGTCGACTACTGGGCAGGGAAGCTGGGCAAGGCTCAGCAGGCGTTCTTCACGGCCATCGTTCGTGAGCACCCTCGTGCGATCACTCAGGACGAGGCTGCGACGCTGGCTGGCTACGACCCGCGCGTCTCGACCACCCGCAACACCCTCTCGAGCCTGCGATCGCTGGGGCTGATCGTCGGCGGCAGCGCGTCGCTGTCCCTCGCCCCAGAGCTCACAGAAGGAGTGGCATGAGCGTTCATCGCCCCCTGCCGGTCACGTATGGCGAGTTGGCCGACACGCTCTGGGACATCCACCGGCTCCTCTCGCGGGCGGCCGTCATGGCGGATGCCTTGGCGGACTTAGCGAAGCCGCCCGCCGCCGGTGGGCGTGTCTCCGCCGGGGAAGACAGCCTCGGCGACAGGATCGTCGAGCTGCTCATGGGACAGGCTCTCGAAGGACCCTCGCTTTGATCGCGAGCCGACGGGGTTCTGGGTCGTGGTGCAGGACCACCTCCCGCTGGATGCGGCTCGTGCTGAGGAGGAGTCATGACCAAGCAGCGGTACAAGGTCGAGCTGGAGCAGGAGATCTGGCACCAGACCCGCACCCGGGCGATCCAGAACGGCGTCACCGCCGGCGCGATCGTCGAGGACGCTCTTCGCCAGTACCTGTCGGGCAGTCCCGCCCAGCGGGCCCGGGAACAGATCGAGGAGTCCGTGGCGGCAGAGGCCGTCGACACGACCACGCTCGCCGAGGCTGCCCGCGGAGAGACGTCGAAGATCCCGATGGCCGCGGTGACGGCGCCGGTCGAGCTCGAGGCCCTGCCCGACGATCTGGAGGGCGAGACCGCCACGATCGGTGTCCCGAAGCCGCCGGCGCGCGTTCGCAAGCCCCGACCGCTCGACCTCACGAGCCGCGCATGAGGATGACCGTGGTCCTGATGCCGTCGCTGGCCGAGCAGGCCTCGCTGGGTTACGGCATGGTCGTCGACCCCGCCACCGCCGTGATCCCGGGGCGGATCCCGCTCTGGCAGGGCGACGACTTCAAGCGCCCGGCGATCGGCTGGGCCGAGAACGTCCACGTCAACGAGGAAGGCCGGCTGGTCGCCGACATCGAGCTCGACGACGCCTATCAGGACCACGCCGTGCCCGGGCTCAACTGGTCCCCCTCGACCACCGGGATGACCCTGTGGGGCGCCAGCCTGTTCCCGGTCGTCCGCGGCCACGAAGACGCGTAGGAGGAGCTGAATGCCGCTACCGCTGGATCCCGAGCAGGGCTCGCAGGCCGGGATGTTCGAGGCCGAGGCCGCCTTCGTCGAAGCCGATGCGGTCGCCGAGGTCGCAAAGGACCTGCTCTACGAATTCAACGACCTGATCACCCTGCGCGAGGCCGTCGACGCCGGCGACGTCGTGCTGGGCTACTGGTTCGACACCAAGCCCTACAAGGCCGACGAGGGCATGGAGCACGACACGGTCGGCAAGGCGGTCAAGGTGCCGCCGTTCTGGCGGATCTACTCCGGGATCGACGTGGTGATCCAGATCCGGCGCGATCTCTGGGCCGCGTTCAGCGAGGAGCAGCGCAAGGCACTCCTGTATCACGAATTGAAGCACGTCGGCATCGTCGGCGAGAAGAAGACGCTCAAGATGCAGGAGCACTCGATCGAGGAATTCACCGCCGTCGCGCTCCGGTTCGGGGCATGGCTGCCGTCCCGGGCGGCGTTCGGTGACGCTCTGGCGGAGCACGCGAAGGTCACCGCTGCCGAATGAGCGACCTCGCCTACCTGCGACTGGCGGTGTTGCTGTGGCTGAAGATGCTGCTGGTGTTGCGGTTCCAGCCGGTGCTGCTGTGAGCGAGGCGCCGGTCGCGATCCAGATGACGATCGACCACGCATCGTTCTCGCAGGCCCTCGACGAGGCGGGGCAGGCGCTCGCGGTCGGGTTCGTGGCCCGGATCGAGCGCCTCGACAACCCGGTCCGGCGGTGCTCGTACTGCGGCAAGCGCCGGATCTGCTTCGCGATCAGGATCCTCGCGATCGGCAACACTGGTGACCCCGGCCAGATCATCGGTGCGCCCAAGTGCGCCGAGCACGCCGGGATCCGATGATCCGCTGGCTCCGGTCGCTCTTCGCGCCGCCCCCGCCGCGCGGGACGCTGACGCTGCTGCCGGAGGGTAGGCTCGTGCTCGGCACGCTGCCCGGGGTCACGCCGGCCGAGATGGTGCATCTCCGCGCGGTGGTCATCGACTGGCTCGAAGGGCGAACGGACGGCATCCTCGCGTTGCCGTGGGCGGTCGACGTCATCGACATGAGGAGGGGCTGATGCACTGGCTGGAAGGGCACATCGAGGGCTGGTGGACGAACGGGGCCACCGAGGACGCCGAGCAGGTCCCGGTGATCATCCTCGGGGCGCTCAGCGGGTCGCTGCTCCTCGTGTGCCGCGGTGACACGGGAGTCCTGACCACGGTCCCGTCGGACAAGGTCCGGCTCGGCTGGCGCTACGACTTCGACACTCGGCGCTGGGTCGACATCGACCATCTCGAGGAGGACGATGGAGACGCGGCTGACGGCGAAGGCTGACTTCTCGGCCGGCACGAAGCGGTCCAACGGCGAGGAACGTCACCCCCACGGCCACACCTACTTCGTCGAGGCGACCTCGGTCAGCCAGCTCAACAGCGTCGACTGGACGCTGCCCGACAAGCTGGAGTCGATCGTCGGCGAGCTCCACGAGCGCAACCTCGAGGACATGATGCGCGGCGGCTCGACGGACCTCGACGGGATCGCCCGCTGGATCCTCGAGCGCCTGATGTCGTCGGTGCCCAGCATCGTGGAGGTGACGGTCACCGAGGGCGGCCAGCTTGGCCGGGTCGCCATCACGGCGCGCCGTGAGCTCCGGGCCGCGGTCAGGTGAGCGGCAAGCTCGTCCGGGACAAGATCCCGGCCATCCTCGATGGGCTCGGCGTGCCGCACGTCTGGGGGACGCTCAGTGGCACCGCGATGGGCGTGGCGCTCCGAGCCAAGCTCAACGAGGAGATCGCCGAGTACGATGCGGCCTCTGGCGCCGATGCCATCACCGACGAGCTCGCTGACATTCTCGAGGTTGTCTACGCGATGGCCGAGCACCGCGGCATCGCATCCTCGACGGTCGACCGGACCCGGGCTACCAAGGCCGCCCTGCGCGGTCGGTTCACCGAGGGCATCTGGCTGGAGGTTCCGTGAGCCCTCGACCGAAGACGCCGGCGGTGCCGCGGATGCACGAGTGCCCGCATCACGGCTGCGCCAACCAGATCCCGCGCGAGATGTTCGCCTGCCGGATCCACTGGTTTGCGCTCCCGACCGACTTGCGTCAGGAGATCACCCTGAAGTGGCAGATCTACCGGGCCACGTTCAAGAGCGGTGACCTGATCAGGGTGGGCAAGGCGGCCGAGGAGCTGCTGGAGGTACAGTCCACCGCAGACACGTTCTGGAAGGTGGGGACCTAACGGTGAACCGTACCCACGACTACGTCGCGCTCCGGGACCAGTTCGTTCGGGGCGATATGGGCATCCGGGAGCTGTGCCGGATCAACGGCATCGCCAACCACAGCCCTGTGGCGACCAGAGCCCGTGACGACCACTGGGCAGAGGCCCGGGCGGCGTTCCGGAAGCTGACGCTCGAGAAGACCGACGACAAGGCCGCCGACAAGCAGGCGCAGCGCCGGGTCCGGGCGATGGAGGTCATTGACCACGCCTTTGACGCGGTCGACGCGGTCCTGACGAAGCTCGTCGAGGACATGCACGCGACCCATGTCGTGCGCCAGATCGACGACGACGGCAAGGAGATCCGCGTGCGCGTCCCGGTGATGCGCGTGACACCGCAGGCCGCTGCTGCGATCATCGACCGCCTCAACGTGCTGGTGGGTCAGCCGTCGACGATCACCGAGGAGCGTCATTCTGGAAGCGTCACTCTCGACGGACTCCCCTCCGACGTTCTCCGGGCGATCGCCGACGCAGCTCGGGGAGCTACTGGGCCCAAGCGTGTTGGCGGATCTCCGATCCCCCGCATTGAGGCTCCTCGCCCGACCAACTGACGAGGAGGTCGCCCAGCTCTTCGTCGACGACCGGACGGGGCAGACGCTCCTCGACCGGTACACCGAGGCGGTGCTCGCGTATGGCGAGCTGACCACCAACTACGAGCCGGCGCCCCACCACCGGACCATGATCCGGTTCGTCCTCGAAGGGATCCTCGGCCGCCGGCACACCCAGATCCTCGAGCCCCGCGGTGCCGCCAAGACCACGTGGGCCAACACCACGCTCCTGTGCTGGCTGATCGGGATGTGGGACGTCCGGATCGGCCTCGTGTCGAATACCGACCTTCAGGCCCTCGACTTCAGTCGCGCGATCAAGAACACGATCGAGCAGAACGAGGAGCACCGCGCCGTCTTCGGGGATCAGGTCAACCCCAGCAAGTGGACGAACAAGGAGTGGCTCCGCAAGGGCAGCTCGTGGTCGACGAGCAAGGACGTCAGCCTGTTCGCGGTCGGTGTCGGCGGCGCGATCATCAGCAAACGCTTCGACATCATCCTCATGGACGACATCCTCGACGAGGAGAACACGGCCAACCCGGACATCCGGGCCAACGTCAAGACGTGGTTCCTCAAGACCCTGAAGCCGACGCTCGCGCCCGACGGCGTCGTGATCTCGATTGGCACCCGCTGGTCCGAGGACGACCTGTACGAGCACTTCATCACGCTGATCCGGGACGGCGGGCAGGGCTGGCGGTGCCTCCTCGTGTCGGCCCTCGTCGAGATCGACGGTGAGCTCCACAGCTACTGGGAGGAGGTCTGGCCGGTCGAGCGCCTCCTCGAAGAGAAGACGTCGATGGGCTCGCCGCTCTTCTCGTGCGCCTACCAGAACGACATCTCGGGCCTGCTCGAGGGCAACATCTTCAAGGGCCCGTTCGACCACTTCGACCTGCTGCCGGAGGGCCACCTCTACTCGGGCAAGATGGGCGTGGACCTCGCCTCCAGCGAGAAGCAGGCGGCCGACTTCACGGCCCGCGTGACGACGTTCCGAGACGCCTGCTCAGCCGGCTCGCCATGCACCCAGCGGGGTGAATTCTTCGTGATGTCGGCCTACCGCGACAAGCGCGAGAGCCACCACGCCGAATTCGTGTTCGACGGCTGGTCGGCCTACCCGACCATCAGCTTGGTGCTCATCGAGAGCCAGCAGTTCCAGTCGACCCTGATCCAGACGGTCATGGAGGACTACCCCCAGATCCCGGTCGAGGGCAAGAAGCAGGACGTCGACAAGGTCACCCGGGCCCGGGCGGTCGCGGCCAAGTACGAGGCGCACAAGGTCCACCACCACAAGGACCTCCGCGGCACCGCGTTCGAGGTGGAGCTCCTCAGCTTCCCCAAGGGCCACGACGACCTCGTCGACGCCGAGGGCCTGTCCTTCGACATGGTCAACGACACATTCGTGTTCGGCTCGGTCAGCAGGGCGGCGTGAGTCTCGTCCCGTGGGAGCACCCACGCACGCACGAGCCGCACTTCAGCCGGTGCGTCACGACTGGCGAGCGGCATCTCCTGTGGGAGCACGACCACGCGTTCTACGACCGGGCCCGGGTTCGGATCATGGAGATGCGCGCGCAGGGGCTCAGGGAGGCCCGGGTGTCGCCCGAGATCATGCACATGGTCATCGGCTGCTGCTCGGCGAACGACGCCCGGGTGATCCGCCTGATCTGCGATCCGAGCCTGCCGCCCAACAGCATCGTTGCTACGATCTAGGGCAGGCAGACGGCAATACCCGCTGGAATGGTCGAAAGATCGTGCCGGGCGGTGCGCCCGAGCCTCGCGATGGCCCCGGTGACTTCGGTTGCCGGGGCCTAGCCTTGTTCGTGCATACTCCCCGCGATGGCGTTCGACCCTCCCAAGCCGACTGAGCTCGAATTTCGGGACGGCATCAGGGTCGTCCCGGACTACCTCGTCACCATTCTTCGGACGATCGAAACACACCGCCTGACCTACGCAGAGGCGCTCGATCAGGCGAATGCGAAGATCCAGTCGGACTACCTGAACGCTCAGCAGGACAAGGTCCTCGCGGCGCACTTCCGGCAGAGGCGGTAGGTGGGGGCTCTCGTACAGGCCGTTGCGGACACCTTCCGGAGGAGCTACCGGACGGGCCCTGTTTCGAGCTCGGTCAGCTCTGCTGCGCTCTCGTACAACGGCCGGCAGCGCGTAGGCAAGCCCGACGCGAACCTGTTCCGCAACTGGGCCGAGCACGGCGAGTGGGTCCGGGCCGCGATCCGGTTCATGAAGACGCAGGTCAGCCAGTCCGAGTGGGACATCGTCCCGTTCGACAAGACCCGCCGCTACGACAAGGGCCGGGCCAAGGCGATCAAGGCGCTCCTGTCGGATCCCACGAACCCGGGTGGCGGCGACGAGTCTGGCGACTCGTTCCGGAGCTGGATCGAGCCGATCATCGAGGACGTGCTGACCCTCGACGCAGGGACGATCGAGAAGGAGCGCACGGTCGGCGGAGACCTCGTCGCGCTGCACGGCGCCGACGGCGGCCGCATCTTCGTCAACCGGTTCTGGGACGGCGACCCCAAGACCATCCGCTACTGGTTCCAGCGATCCCCGGTCGACTTCGCCGGCTTCCTGAACGCCGACATGGTCTACATCATGTCGAACCCCCGGACCTATTCGCCGGTCGGGCTCTCGATGCTCGAGACCCTGAAGTACACGGTCGACGCCGAGCTCAACGCCAGCGCGTACAACACGCGGCAGGTCACGAACGCGGCTCCTGACGGGATGCTCGACCTCGGCGAGGGGACGCGCCCGGAGCAGGTCGAGGGCTTCAAGAGCTACTGGGCGGCCGAGGTCGCCGGCCGCGGTGCGATGGCGTTCATCGGCGGCACCAAGGGCGCCAAGTTCATCCCGTTCCGGGCCACGAACCGGGACATGCAGTTCCTCGAGTGGAACATCTACCTCGTCCGCAAGATCTGCGCCGTGGCCGGTCTCAGCCCGCAGGATCTGGGCGTGACCTTCGACATCAACCGGGCGACGGGAGAGGTCCAGCAGGACAAGACCGAGAGCGCCGGCATCCGCCCGTTCCTGTCGCTCGGGCAGGACTACATCACGCGCGAGATCGTCTGGGACAAGTCCTTCGGCGGCCGGGCCAACAACCTCGCCTTCGCCTTCACGCGGCTCAACATCAAGGAGTCGCTCGACAAGGCCCAGATGAACAAGCTGGCGCTCGCCGGCGTGCCGTGGAAGGTCATCAACGAGGCCCGGGCAGACGAAGGGCGCCTGCCGCTCGGTGACCCGGCGGATCCCGAGAACCCGTACAACCAGCCGATGGCGAACACGCCGCTGGGCGTGGTCCTCCTCAGCGAGCTCCAGACGGCCGCCGAGGTCAGCAAGAAGCCTGAGCCGGCGCCGGCGGGCGCGTCGAAGCCCAGTGGTGGAGGGAGCAACTGATGGCAGCCAGCCTGCAACTGTCGGTCCGAACGGGCTCCGGCGCGGGTGCGTTCACCGACGGCGTCAGCGGCGTTGACATGATCTCGGCAGACAACGCCCTGAATTCGCTGGCGAACCGACAGGCCAACCCGATCACTGTCGGTGGCTACAGCTACGAGAAGTGGCTGGCGCTCAAGGTCGTCACGGCACCCGCCAACAGCACCTCGGGTTTCAAGATCTGGGGCGACGGCGCGGTGGCGGCGAGCTCGACCCTCTGGTTCACGGGCAACTACGCCACGTACCAGCAGGGCACCACGGCGGCCTCTACGATCGCCAACACGAGCTTCACCAACTTCACCTCGGGCAACAAGGCCAACTGGGACACCGGCACGTACTCGATGACCGGGTCATACACGAAGTACAGCGTGTGGCAGCTCCAGATCGGTGCCGACAGCAACCCGGGCAACTGGACGACGGAGACGGTCAGCTACAGCTTCGACGAGACGTAGGAGGTCCCGAGATGGCCGATGAACCGACGACGGTCGACGTGACCGCTCCCGTCAACATGGACGAGGTCCGTGATCGCGCTGAGGCCGAGCAGCTCGCCCAGATGCAGGCGCAGGCGGAGGCGCAGGGTCGGCGTCAGGCGCGCGACAACGCCCACGCCGAACGCCTCCGCACCTTCGGCGACAAGCGCATGAGCAAGGCGGCCCTGCACGGGCAGGACACCGTCGCGGGCCCGACCGGGCCCACGTCGAGCCTGTTCGAGGGCTCGGCGGTCCCGACCGAAGAGGAGGCCACCGGTGCCGAAGCGGGTTGACACCGACGCCGCGAGCCCCTCGGCTCGTGCGCCAGAAGGAGCTGTCACGGCAGGCGACCTGACCAGCGATCAGGACGTCGCCGGCACCACCGCCACGGGGGAGCAGACCCCGGGCACCGCGAGCGCCCAGCGCGCGCAGGACCCGCCGGTTCCCGGCGAGACGTCCAACGAGGACATCGAGATGCCGCCGGCCGGCGATCCGGAGCCCGTCGAGGGAGTGCCCGCTCTCGGCGACCCGGATGCGCCGGTCGACGACGACACCAACACCCTCACCGCCAAGGACAACCCGCTGGAGACCGACGCCGGTGGTGACACCAGCAAGGCCGAGCGCCCGCTCGAGATCCCCGCGGTCGACAAGGCCGATCTGGCAGAGCAGCGCGCCGACAACGCCGACACCGAGCTCCGTCAGCGTCAGGCGGCGAACGAGGCCGCGACCTCGGACCCCGCGTCGCGCTCGACGGACACGGAGGACGCGGAGGCGGCGACTTTCACGAGTGACCGCCCGGAGCGCCGAGGCGCTGCCGATACGTCCTACGCGGGCCCGGAGCGCCGCCGGACGGTCGACTCGACCCACGGACTCGGCGCAGGCCAGCCAGTCGCCCGCCGCGGTGGCCGCCACGGCGATCTGGTCCTCGACCACCACGGTCGCCCGATGGTGGCTGGGTCCACCTACACGGCGACCTACGAGTACGAGGACGAGACCGACGTCGCCCCCGGCGCCGGCGAGACTGGTCTCATCTTCGAGCTCAACACCCCGCGCGGCCGCCGCGTTCTCCCGGTCGTCCGCACCGGCGCGGCCGGCACCGTCTCGGTCACGTTCCCCGTCGAATTCGAGGGCCCCTACCGGGCCCGCCTGATCGACGGCTCCTCTGTTCTTGCCACCCTCGACTTCACCGTCTGAGCGGTGACGCTCCTCGTGATCTGCCCGTCTCGGGGCAGGCCTGACGCAGCTTCCGAGCTGCAACGGACTTTCTCCGAGACGAAGGTTCTCGCGGGGACGGAGCTCATCTTCGCCATCGACTCCAACGACCCGACGCTGGAGGGTTACGCGGCCAGTACCCGCGGACTGACCCTCCACGTTGGGCCTCCTGTTGAGATGGGCATGAACGGCGCCCTCAACGAAGCTGCCCACGCCCTGCTCTATGCCGATCCCGACGTCGAGGTGGTCGGGTTCGTGGGCGACGATCACCGCTTCCGGACCCACGGCTGGGATGCCCAGATCCTCGACCTGCTGCGCCGGCGCCCGGGGGTTGCGTTCGCCGACGATCGCAACTGGCACGAGAAGCTGCCGACGATGTGGTTCGCCAGCAGGGTCATCGCCTCGTTCTTCGGCATGGGCCTCAAGACCCTGAAGCACCTGTACATCGACAACTACTGGCTCGAGCTGGCGGGCGGTGCTGGATGCCTCTACTACCTGCCGGACGTCGTCATCGAGCACATGCACCCGGCCTACGGCAAGGGCGAGTGGGACGAGGGGTATCGCCGGGTCAACAGCGAGGAGATGTACTCGGCCGACCGTGGCGCTTTCGAGCTCTGGCAGAGCATCAGCAAGCCGCAGGACGTGGCGCTCCTGACCGAGTTGCTGACGGCGTGAACCCGGTCCCGAGCCCTTCCATCGGGGACGTCCGGGCCCTGTCGGGGATCCTCGACGATCCGCCGTACAGCCACGTCGACTTCGTGCTGGTGGCGAAGAACGAGTCGGCCCGGTTGCCGGCGCTCCTCGCGCGCGTCCGCCCTTACTTCGAGCGCGTGGTGGTCGCGGTCCAGCAGTCCCACGACGACACCGAGCAGATCGCCCGGAAGTGGGCCAACGTCGTCATCAGGGACTACGACCACGGTTTCGGTGACGCGTCGATGCCGCACCTCCAGCGCCACGTCCGGGCGCGCTGGGCGTTCCGTGTCGATGCCGACGAGTGGCCGTCCTCGGCGCTGCTCTGGAGCCTCAGCAACGCCACGTGGTGGGCCGACCACGAGCACGCACAGGGCATCTGGATCCCGTACCGCAGCTCGGTCGAGGACATGCCCTACAACGATCCCCACTCCCACCTGCGGCTCTGGGAGAACGGCGTGGTTTGGCCGGCGTTCCTCCACAGCCGGCCGCACCCCGACAACAACATCCTCTGGACG